TTTGAGTTTGTTTTAATACTTCTTGAGTTGCACCTGCTATGTCACCTGTAGCTGCTAATGCTCTTGCTCTTTCGAAATTAAATTGCCTACCTAAAAGTATTTCTGCCTCTAGTTCTGCTCCTATAGACTGTTCAAAATCTAACAAACCTTCAGCTACATTCTTGGCTTGAGTTAGAGAGACACCTAATCTTCTTGTAGTACTAACTGCTTTAGTAAGTTCTTGAAAAGAAAAACCAAAATTAGCTAAAATATCAGCTGAGGATTCTGCTACTTCTTTAAATATCATTTGAGCATTTACTCCATTTCCATTAACTTGATTAATAGCAGTAGCTGTACCTTGAACACTATTAAAAACTTTTTCAAACTGTTCACCATTAGCCTGCATATAGGTAAGCAGCATAGCAGCATTATTCCCAGAAATTCCTAATCTTTCAGTTAGGGTGGCCATTGCTTCTGCTTGATCAAAAGAAGATGCTGTTAAAACTCCTTGTGTTTCTACAAGGGTTTTTTGAGCTTCAATCATTTGCTCTAAATTAAAATTAACTTCTCCAAATTCAATATTAGCATCTCTTAACTCTAGTACAAGCGCAGATGCTTGTTGTTTTGATACTCCTAGATTTTTCGCTAATGATGTAGAAAGTTTATCTCCTCTAATGAAGAAATCTAAAATCATTTTAAATACTGTTGAAATAGCTGTAAAGGTAAATAATGCTTTTCCTAAACCTTTAAAAATCGTCTTAATTCCAGAACTTCCTATTGAAAGTAGACTTCCTGTCCCACCAAGCTTTCCTTCGCCCTTTAATTTTGCTGCTTTAGCTTTCATAGCTTCAACAGATTCTTCAGCGTTAAATAAACTACCGAAAAAGTTATTTTTACTTAAACGAGTGAATATCTCTCCTAAAGCACCAGTTGAAGCTTCTATTTCTTTTGTAGTTCCTAATTGTTCTTCTAGTTGTGTTTTTCTTTCTTCTGCAGCAGCATCAAAGTTCTTTTTGTCTGCCTCAGCGTCCTTTAATCGTTTTTCTAAAGCGGTTGCTGTCGCTATATCACCTGCTTGTTCTGCTTTAATCTTATCATCTGTAAGAGTTCTTGAAAGTTCTGCAAATTTTAACTGGGTTCTTAATTGACTGATTTGAATTTTTTCAATATCTTTTTCTACTGCTTTACTTTTAAGTCTGCCTTTTTCCATAGCAAACTGGTTATCAGCAAGTTTATCAGTTAATCTTACAACGCTTCTAAACTCATTAGTAATACTTCTAGATAAGTCTTTTGCAATATTTTTAGATATATCATCATCTATGTCAGATAATGCTTTTTTAACATTTGTAGAGAATGCAGAGACAATAGAATTTATTCCATCATCTAAGACTTCTATAATATCTTCAATTTGTTTTTTATTTTTAGGGTCTAATGCCATATAAGTTTATATGTTATAAATAGGAATGCATCTATTTTTTAGAGCCTTTTGCAGTGAAAGAAGGTTGAATATTAGGACCTAGAGCTTGTTTCTTGTCTGAAATGATGGGTTCTTGTTGCTTTTTGACTTTATCATAATGGTCTTTGAGCTTGTTAAAAGTAAATTTTCTTAACCATATAGGCATATTATATACTTCAGACCAGGTATAACCACCTTTACCGTTAAAAACTATTTCGTGTATTTGAGTAAATATATTACTTCTATACTCAGAAGTCAGGCCAAAAAAAGTCTATCCCAATGGGGACAGACAAGGCCTCCTTTCCTCCCTCTTCGTTAGTATAGGAATAAGTAAGATCTATATCCGGGTTGATTGTTTCGTAAAATTTTCTTATTTCTCTTGCATCTTTAGCAAGCAAAAAGTTATCTACAAAATGTCTTACGTCCTTTTTTTCAGTTAACTCGTTTACTGAAGTAATCATATGTTTTAGTCTTGTACTGACTGAAGTATCATTATTCTTGTTTAACTTTAAGTTTCCAGCAACTTCTTGATTTACTGCTTTTTCATCAGCTGTGGTTAAACATTTTATAGTTACTACATTATCAGTATGAGGAAGTTTAAATGTAAAGCTATTAGTACCTTCAGAATAAAGACTATCATCGACTTCTTTATTCTTTAATTTAGAAAGGTCTACTATTACTTCATTTCCTTTTGATTTGACTGGGTAATCTTTTCCGTAAGATAGTATTCTTGCGGCAACGAAAAGAGCATTTTTATCTCCTATAAGTATTTCGTGAAGTTTTATTTCTTTATTTACTATTAAAGATTCTAATAATTTATCCATCACTGTTCCATTAGAAATTAAATTACTATTAGATAATATGTCTTCTTCTTTAGCAGTCATATATTTCATTTCTATAGTCCCTGAAGAAAGTGGAGATTCTTTTGAATAAAGTAAGCCTTTTGATGGTAAATCTACCGTTTCTGTCGGTAAACTAAATTTTGATTCCATAAATTTTATTTTAGTATAACTTGTCTTTATATAAATATACGAATAAAAACTTTATAAACAAACAAAAAACCCGACTAAATGCCGGGTTCTTATATATATGTGTAGTTGATGATTAGTAATTCAATACACAGTAGTCCATTGATACTGTCATCTGTAAATCTACTACTTCTGAATTTGCCCAATCAAATGATCCGAAGTTAGCAGTTTGTATGAATGCTCCTTTTATTACCCATTCACCGATTATATCACCTACAGGTCCTAAAATATTTAGAGTTAAATCTTTTTTATAGAAATCTGAATAACCAGCTCTACCAGTTACTGATTCATAAGAAAGACGAGCCCATTCCATTACTGCTTGTGCTCCTGATGGTGTTATTGGATCATATAATGTCATATCCATATCTCCCCATTCTCTCTTCCCACGTATTTTTCTGTACGTGTTAATGTGGTCTAACTTAACAACTTCATCTGTGAAGCTTGGAGCTGCTACGTTTTTAACCATGAATGATGGAATACCATCTATAAATAAGACAAATCTGTTTTGTACTTTCGGTTCGAAAGCTTTAAACATTATTTCATTTGGGTCTAATACTGCCATTTTATACTTTTAATTATTTATTATAAATATCTACTTTAAAACTTATGCTCCAAAAGTTGCACCTGTTGGCTCAACTGTGAAGTCTAGTACAATAAATTCTGCTGTCTTAGCTGGTTGTATAAAGATTTGACCTACTAATTGGTTTCTGTCTATTACGTCAGCTGAATTGTTAGTGTCATCCATTACAACTCTGTAAGAATAAAGACCTTGTCTTTGTACTACTGAATCTAAATATGGATTAACTGATGATAAGAATTTATTTCTAGTATTTACTGTATTCTGTTCGAATACTAAGTTCTGTGCTTGATTACCTAAAAACTCTTTAAGTTCAATTAATAATCTTCTTACGTTTACTCTATCTAAAGCAGAAGCTTTAGTTTGTAAAGTCTTTTGTCCAAATACTGCAATTCCTGTTCCAGGGAAAGTAGCTATTGGATTTACTTTTGAGTCATATAAGCTGTCTCTATCAGTTCTTGATAATCTTCTTTCTGCTTGAATTACTCCTGCAAGTCCTCCTCTTATCAATCCTGCTGGTGCAAACCACGGTGCTGAAGATCCATCTGTAAATGCATATACTCCAGGAATAAATACTGAAGCTGGTGCCCATACATTCTTACCTGTTGCAGACTGAGTCTGTAACCATGGCCAGTATGAAGCTGCATAAGAACTATTTAATACGTCTGCTTGACCAGTTACATTTGATACTGTTGCTCCATGTCCATATAGGTCAGCTATAAAAATACAGTCACCTCTACTTTCTGCTATATCGATTAAAGAACCAATTTTAGATGAATGGTCACTGCTATTTAAACCAGGTGCTGTAAGTACATTAAACTTATAGTCATCTGAGTTACCTAGTAATGTGATTACTTTAGTGTAATTTTCAGCAGTTAATCCTTGAACTCTTGTTGATGCATCATCGTAGTAATTGTCTCCACCTACTACTATAGCTCCAGTTGCACTTGAAAATGATCCTGATTCATTAATTGGTAGTGAACCTGTAAGACTTCCTAGTCTTCTATTACCATCGTTACCGATAAAATTAATTGTAGGCGATACAGCACTAACTCTAATGTATTTAGATCTATTGATATATTCTCCTGTTACACTTACATTGTCTCCTGCTCCATTGATTGCTTCAACTTGGTTACCTATTACTTTTTCTATATAATTACTAGAATTAGGATCTAAGCTTAAGTTATTAAATGTTTCAAGTACAATTTTATTTTTAAGGTTATCATCTCCTCTACGTACTGATAAAGTAAATGTTCCTTTTGCTTCATTTTTATTTGAAATCTCCCATCTCAAATTATCTGAAGTACCATTAACTAAAGAGCTATCAGAATTTTGATTTCCTGAGCTATTATAGATTGTGCCTTTACCTATAGTTTCTAATTGGAAAGGTTGGTTTGATAAATTTTCAGATGATGAAATGTGAGTACTACCAGCTGCAGTAAAAGATCCTGTTACTACTCTAGCTACTAATAAAGAATTTCCTCCTTGAGAAAAATAATTTTTAGCCGCAATAGAAGTGAAGAATTCTTGTTTACTGGATGCTGATTCAAATGTTTCTCCAAATACTCTTACATATTCGTTATATGATGTAACTGTAGTAGGTATTTCTACTGGTCCTTTTACTGTAGGTCCAATTACACACGCTCCGATTTCTGCTGGTGCTGGGGAGATAAAAGAGATGTCGTTTTCTCTTTGAAATACACCTGGGGAGATTATAGTTTCTGCCATGTTTGGTTAAATTAAATTATGTCTATTAATAAATATATTGTCATTTTCCAAAAACTCTTGTAAACAGAGTATTTGTCTTCTTATATAAATAGATACTAAAAGTCTAAACTTATTTAGGAACGAAAGTACCTTTACTAGGATTAATTGTTCCTTCACCGTATTTGTTCTGAAGACTATCAGCTAATGCTTTGTTTTGATTTTCAGTTTCTGTGGTAAAACCTATTATATGTTCGACTTGTCTATTAATATATAGTTCAAATTTGGCTATTTCCAGTAAGATTTCTTCATTTACTTCACTACTAACACTAGATGCTATAAGCTTTTTGTTTTGTTCTACTTTATACCTAGCCAGTTTAATTTTTTCATCATTTATATAACTGTATCTACCTTCGATAATCTTTACGTTATTCCGTTCCTGTTCTGTAAGTCTTTTTGCTCTTTTTACTGCCATTGTTTATTATTTGGTAACTTTAAATTTATATCTTGTATTAATTCTACATTATAGTATTCAAATAGTTCTTTCCAGAGTAGACTACCCTCATATTCTTTTGCTACCCACCATTGAAGTTTCTCATCTAATCTTATTGCTTCTTTCATAAATCCTTCTTGAAAGCTTTTAGTACCGTCGTCTTGAAACATTTTATCTATTACATATGGATAACAAGTAAAAACTCTCTCATCCATTGCTTTATAGTGAATATATCCGTAAACACATTCTTCTTTAGTTGTATCGTTTAATAAAGGTTGACTTTGTAAGTAAGCTTTTCTAAAGCTATTTTTCATATCTTCTCTATACTCTATAATATCTGTATCAAGATCTGGTTTAAATTTTACTATGGATTTATACTTATATGGGTCTTTAATTAAACTTGTAGCATAGAATGTAGACTGTAGATAAGAAATTCGTTTTCTATTATGCTCAGGTTTGGTGAACATAAAGGTAGTTTCATTGCAGTACTTTTTATACCTGTTTAATTTATTAATCCATCTTTGATTATCCTCTGTTTGCCAAGAATGTACAAATAGATCAGTTTCTTTATCTAAGAATGGAATAATATTATCAGATAGATTATACAAAAATCCGGATATGAAGACAGCTTTATTCATAGTTAATAATGTAGTCACTACAAACTCCTAACCTGTCTGTAAGTTTATCGTTTTTAAGTTCAGGTAAGACAGCAATACTATTTGGTATATAACAACCAGGGTTAGCCCACATATTACCTTTAGAGGTTAAAGCTATATCGTCACTATCATGCCAAAAGTAATTAAAGTATACTCCTCCTCTATCTATTTCTGTTAACTTTGAAAGAGCATTATAGTTTTTACAGTGTATCCATAGTTTTCTATAATAAGTTGTAATAAATTCAAATGGTATTTCATATTGAGGTTCATCATGACCAAGTATAAACTTATCGTTCACAAACCAAAAATCAACCTCACAGTCATATCCCCTATTAATAGCAGCAGAGATATAGGAAGGTTTATTTTCCTTGTCTGTGTTAGGTCCGTCTATATTACCTCTGTGTGATATTAGAATCATATTACTGTTTTTATAAAATTAACATCGTATTCCGAAACATTAAGAGTAAGTTGAGATATACTCTCGGTTCTAATATATTCAGCCATATATTCAGAAAGTATTAGAGTATCGTAACTTAAAGGGTGGCCACCTTTATGTTCTGGTGCATAAAGTCTAATAAAATCTGACCAGCTATATAGTTTATCTTTAGGAAATCCAAAATTAAAAAAGTCAAATTCATTTTTATACTCTTCTTTGACTGGAGTAAAAATTTCAGATAAGTTAGAAAGTTTGGATTTGTGAAAAGACTGAAATACGATTACTTTGCAGTTTGAATATTTTGCAAAACTGTTTAGCATATTTAGATCCTGCATTAATTCAGATAAGGCGAGATTTTCATTCCATGAATACTTATATATATCGTCTTGAAGCTTATTAAATTTACTGGGAGATATGTACTTAAGTAAATTTTCTTTATATGCTTGTACATGTGTGTAGTTATCATGGGGACTAATGAAATGGTAATCATCTTTATAGGGGTAATGTATTGCTCTTCTAGCAAAATCAGTTAAACCTAGGATTACTAATGATCTTTTATTACTTCCTCTTTTGTTTTTGATGTAATTGTAAGCTGTTCTAATAATGTATGAGTTATTTTCTCCATTCTTAGCTTTATTAATTAAAGGAATATTTAAAGCTTCTGATAATAACTTTGGAAAACTACGTTGTTGTGGTTTCTGAAAAGCTGATCTATGTCTTTTTCGAAACTCCGGTCTTGGTAAATATTCATATTCGTCATGGTCATATGCACCAGTTAGCATGCTACACCCTGATGTAAATAGCTCGCTATACATTTTCTAAAAAATAATTTAAATCTTCAGGTGTACCTAATCCCCACATATTCTCTACATTGAATATTCTTATTTCTTTATTATCTTTAATTGCTTGATTAAATACTGGGCATACGTAAAATTCATTGTTAACTCTAATTTCTTCTCCTATCATTTCTTCAGCATATTTAACAAAATCAGATCCTTTTTTCCAGTAGTAGAATCCAACAGTAGCAGTATCTGATATAGGGTTCTTTTCTGCCACTTCAGTAACTAGTCCTTCTTGGTTAACTTTAGCAAAAGACCACTTAGGATGAGTTGCTTTAAATGTTA